GACGGCTGTTCTCTTGGAGGCGCGCGCGACGCCGCCCCGGCCAAGCCGCTTGAGGACGCATTGCAGGAACGGCCACCCATATTCCGGCGTGAACGTGAGGGGAGAACGGATCTGCCGTACTTGCATGGCAGAGCAGAATCGCGCGTATCGCGCGAGAAAGGCGGCTTGAAATGGCGGCACTCTCGGACTACTTGGAAGAGGAGCTCATCAAGCACATCTTCCGCACCGGCTCGTTCACGAAGCCGACGAACCTGGCCGTGGCGTTGTACACGGCGGCGCCGTCGGATTCGGGAGGCGGCACGGAGGTAAGCGGCGGCAGCTACGCGCGCGCGCCGCTCGATCCACTGGACGCGAACTGGACGGCGCCCGCGGGCGGCGACGGCCACACCGACAACGCCGTGGCGATCACGTTCCCGGCGCCGACGGCGAACTGGGGCGTGGTGACGCACTTCGGGATCTTCGACGCCGACACGGTCGGAAACTTGCTCTTCCACGGTGCGCTCACCACGCCGAAGACGATCAACAGCGGGGACCCGGCGCCCAGCTTCCCGATCGGAGCCCTCGACATCACGTTCGCCTGAGACGGGAGAGCTGAATGGCCTGGTCCTTCCTCGGGAGGGGTGCCGGGGCCGCAGGTAACAACGCGGCGTCGGTTACTGCCGCCCTGCCCGGGGCCGGCGAGACGACGGGTAACCTCCTCGTCATCCTCGCCTATTCACGCAACGGTGCTCTGCGCTCCCCGGATCTGCCCGCGGACTGGTCCGAGGCGGCTCGCTATGACGGCGGCTCGACCGAGGGCGAGGTCGCCGTCTTCTTCAAGGTCCACGACGGGTCCGAAGCCGATGTGGCCGTCGCCTTCTCGGGCGCGGGTGGTGCGAACATCACCGAGCTCGTCCAAATGGCGGCCTGGAGCGGCAACGATCCGACCCAGGCGAGTGTCCTCGGCGACGTCGGCGCGGACTCAAACTGGGCCGCCGCGCAGAACATCGGGCCGATCACCGCAATCACGCTCACCACTGCCGGGCAACTCCTGCTCGTCGTCGCCGGTCGTCAGCAGGACATGGGCACGAACGGTGACAGTGCGGTGGTTGAAATTCTGACCGGTGACAGCCAGACCTGGGCAGAGATAGGCGAGCGCGGGGCCACAGTCGGGTCGGACGCAGGCATCGTCTGGGACTATGCCTTCACCTCGGGCACACCGACGATCACCGACAAGACTTTCGAAAACGGGGAAGCGCAGGTTGCCGCCGGCTGCGGGATGATGGTCGGCTTCAAGCCTGCGCCTCCTGACACGACGATGGCGAGCTCGGTGAGCGGCGCGGGCACGATCGCGGCAGCCTTGACGAGCGCGATCACCGCAGCGGCCTCTGTGGCCGCGAGCGCCGTCGTGGCCGCAGCCCTTACGACGCAGATCGCCTTCGCCTCGGCGGTTGACGCGAGCGGCACGGTCGCGGCCGGCCTGACGACGGGGATCACCGCAGCCGCGGATGTCAACGGATCGGCCGAGGTTGCCGGCGCTCTGACGACCGCCATCACTCTGGCTGCGACGGCAACCGGGTCGGCCTCGGTCGCTGCGGAGTTCCCGGCCGAGAAACCAGGACTCGACTTCGAGGTGGAGTACGAATACCCGAGGGCTCTCGCTATCCAGCGGTTGCTGGCGGCTTCTCGAGGCGCCGCGGCCGCATCCTTCGCGGCCGATGTCTCTGGCGCCGCGACGACGGCGGCGGCACTCACGACGGGGATCACCGCAGCCGCGTCGGTCACGGGGCAAGCCAGCGTCGCCGCGGACCTGTCGACCGCGATCGCCCCGGCCGCCTCGGTCTCCGGCGCGGCTACGGTTGCTGCGGATCTCGCGACCGAGATCACTCCTGCGGCGAGCGTTGCCGCCTCGGCCAGCGTGTCGGGGGCCCTTGAAACCCAGATCACCGCCGCCGCGGATGTCACCGGAACGGCGTCTGTCGCCGGGGAGCTGAGCGCCGGGGCTGTCTTCGAGGCGTCCGGGGCTGCGACGGCAACGGCGACGGCCGAGCTGAGCACGCAGATCACGCCCGCGGCCAGCGTCAGCGGGACGGCCAGCGTCGCCGCGGATCTCGAGGCCGGCCTGGCGGCCTCGTTCGCGACTTCTCAGACCGCGACGGCCACGGCTGCCGGCTCCCTCTCGACGGAGATCACCCCCGCCGCCTCGGTGGCTGCGAGCGCCTCGGCTTCTGGCGCGCTCTCGACCGAGATCACGGCAGCAGCCAGCGTGGCAGGAGCAGCTACGGTCGCGGCAGACCTCGCGACTGCGATCGCCCCCGCGGCCTCCGTCTCGTGTTCCGCCAGCGTGACCGCGGCGCTCGAGACCCTGATCGCGCCCGCGGCTTCGGTCATCGGGTCGGCCACGGCCTCGGCTTCGCTCGACACCGAGATCACCATGGCGGCGGCGGTCAGCGCCACCGCGACGGTGGTGCCGGACCTCCTCACCGAGCCGATCGCCGAATTCGTCCGCTTCATCATCGATCGTGCAGGCCGTCCACTCGTCTCGAAGCTGACGGGCGTGTCGCTGGGAGCCTCCGGCCTCACGGATGTCGCCCTCTTCACGACCGGACAGGAGGACTAAGCCCATGGCCGAACCGCGCATCATCCTGCCGGACATCGTCGCGGAGAAGAGCACGTGCCGGATCACGGGCGCGCTCGTCGACGAGGCGGGTGTCGCGCTCGGCTCGGCGCAGCTTTCGACGTTGACGCTCACGCTCTACGCACTGACCGACGGCTTGCCGATCGTCAACGCCAACACCGACAAGAACGTGCTGAACGTGAACCAGGGCACGATCGATGCGGGAGGGCTCTTCGTCCTGACGCTCGTGCCGGCCGACAACGTCATCCTGGCGACAGGGCAAACGGACGAGACGCACCGCGCACTGCTCAAGTGGACCTGGGCCGCCGCGGCGAAGTCCGGGCTGCTCGAGATCGACTTCCGCGTGCGCAACCTCGAGAAGGTCACGTGACGAAGCGCATGCCTGGGCGCCCATCCTATAAGCCCACAGACTTCGACCGTGGGCGCGTAGCGGTGTGGGCCGAGGCGGGGATTCCGCAGCGAGTGATCGCCTACAAGATCGGTTGCGCTCTCGTCACGCTTCGCAAACACTTCTCCGAGCAGCTCGCCTTCGGTTCAGAGGCAGCCTCGGCGGACGTTGCCGAGCGACTCTACGCCGTTGCGATGGGCAAGCACGACGCTTCTGTTCGAGACCAGCTCCTCGCGCAAATGTTTTGGCTGAAGTGCCGGAGGGGATGGAAGGACAACCAGACCGTCACGGTCCAGAACCCCGACGGCACGGCGCTCTTCGAGGACTGGCCGGACGCCAAACTGGCCGCGGTCACGCGCCGGGCCCTCGAGGTGCTCGAGAAGAAGGGCAAGCGCGAGAAGAAGGCGACGGGGTGATGCAGAGCCACCGGGCCGCGCTCATCCGGGCCGCGCGCTCCGACTCGAGCGTCTTCACCGATCTCATCTTCCGCTACGAGTCTGCGCCGTTCCACCGCGCGTGGCACGACGTGTGGAACATCCCGGGCGTTCGCTGCGTCCAGTGGTCGCCCGTGGAGCACGGGAAGACCCAGCAGGTGACGGGCTGGGCGCTCCACCGCATGGGGAGCGACCCGAAGGAAGCACGGATCCTCTGGGTGGGCTCCGCGCTCAGCGCCGCGCGCAAGTCGGTCGGCGTCATCAAGGCCCTGATCGAGACGGGCCATCGCGAGCTCGCGGCCGTCTTCCCCGACCTGAAGCCCGGCGTGAAGTGGACGGAGACGCAGCTCTCCGTCGCCGGCGCCCAGGTCACCGAGAAGGACTACACGCTCGAGGCCGTGGGCGTCGAGGGCGCGATCCTCGGCGGCCGCTTCACGGACGTCATCCTCGACGACATCTGCACCGCGCAGACCACCTACACCTTTGACCAGCGCGACAAGGTCACGAAGTGGGTGCTCTCGACGATCATGGGCCGCGTGCTCCCGGGCGGCCGGATCATCTGCCTCGGCAACGCCTGGTATCCCGACGACGTGATGCACGTGCTCGCCGAGCGCGGCTACCGGGTGATCCACGACACGGCGTATGCGGAGGACGAGGCCGGCCGGATCAAGGCGGCGTCGATCCTTTGGCCGGCGCAGTTCCCACTCGAACGGCTCGGCGAGTTCCCGGACTCGAGGCAGCCTGATGGCGGCCCGTCGAAGCGTCGCGAGCTCGGGACGATCGAGTCCATGCGGCAGCTCCGCTGCATCCCCTACGCCCCCGGGCAGGGTCGATTCCGCATGGAGTGGTTCGAGAAGGCGATGCGGCCCGAGCTCGTGCTGTTGCCGGCGGACGCCTTCTACCGCGGCGAGTGGGGGACCGCGTTCCTCGGGATCGACTGCGGGATCTCCGAGAAGGAAGGGCGCGACCTCTGGGGCTTCTGGGCGATGGGCGTGAATCCCACGAACGGCCGCCGCACCGTCCTCGACGCGCTCGAAGCCCGCATGGAGGGCCCGGCGGCGCTCGCCACGCTTCGCGACTGGCATCGGCGCCTGTCCCCGGTGACGTGGGTCGAGAACAACGCGGCGCAGGAGTTCATCCGGCAGTTCGCCGGCGCTGAGGGGATCGCGACCAGGGCGCACACGACGGGCAAGAACAAGCTCGACCCGTCGATCGGCGTCGCCTCGCTCGGCGTCGAGCTTGAGCAAGGGCTGTGGAACCTGCCCGCGGGCGACGAACGGTCGGCGGCGATGATGACGCGGTGGCGCTCGCAGTGCCTCGCGTTCGCGCCCGGCCAGCACACGGGCGACCTCCTCATGGCGTCGTGGATCGCGCGCGAGGGCGCGCGCTTCGGGGCTGACGCCGAGGGCGTCGTCGGCGAGACGAAGAAGGGTTCGAAGGGCGCGCACTACGGCCAGATCCGCGCGCGGTACGGCCAGGCCGAGGGCCTGTTTCGGAGGTAGAGACCATGGGCGTCCTTCGCAGCATCCAGCGCCGGCTCGTCGAGGCCCTCGGGGGCTCGCTCCTCGGAGATGTCGGGCTCTCCGGCGACACCGACTCCGAGCTCCGCGGCTTCCGGACGATCACCGACCGCGTGCAGACGCGCGACCTCAGCCAGCTTTCCCATGAGCAGATGGTGAAGCTCGCGCTCTACCTCTATAGCTCGAACAACCTCGCGAAGTGGCTGGTGAACACGCCCGTCGGGCTTACGGTGGGGAAGTCGATCGGCTACTCGATCGACATCGACCTCGAGATGGCGGCGGCGATGGGGTCGAGCGGCGCGCCCACGACCCCCGAAGCGGCGCGCAGACTCTCGAACGAGATCCGCGGGTGGCTCGACATGTTCTGGCGCCACCCCTCCCACGACGTCGAGGGCCGTGCGGACCTCTACGCGAAGACGTTCCTCGTCACGGGCCACCTGGTGCTGCCCGTCGCCCGGGTGAACCCGATCAACGGCGTGCCGCAGCTCGACCTGATTGACGCGGGCCAGGTGAAGGGCGTGGCGCCCTTCGAAGGCTCCGCGATGCAGCCTGGCGCGGTCATCTACACGCCGGTCGGCTTCGGCGAAGAGCGGTCGGTCGACGTGATCCGGCCCAACATCGACGGCGCTCTCTTGCCGCTTGCGCCGAACGATCGAGGCCTCGCCGGCTGCCTCTACTTCGCGAACACGTCGCTCTTGAACTCGCTCCGGGGCGTGTCGTACCTGATGGACGTCGCCGACTGGATCGACGCGCTCGATCAGGGAACGTGGACGAGCCTCGATCGGGCGAAGCTCCGCAACGCGATCGTCTGGCACCTGGTGGTCGAGGGCGCGGACACCGAGCAGAAGGTCACGGCCGAGGTGACGAAGCTGGTGAACGCCCTCGTGAATCCCGGCAACGTCTACGGCTCGAACGAGCGCGTGAAGCTCGAGGCGAGGTCGTCGAACATCACCGCGGGCGACACGGTCGAGCTGCACACCCTCATTCGGAACCACATCCTGGGCTCGAAGAGCATGCCGGAGGTCTGGTTCGGCGAGGGCGGCAACGCGAACCGCTCGACGGCGAGCGAGCAGACGGACGTCGCCTACAAGGCGCTCGGCGAGATCCAGCAGGGCTTCCGCCGGATCTTCCGGACGCTGCTCTGGTTCGGGTACGACTCGATCCAGGCGCGTCAGACGCGGCTCCCGTTCCGCCCCGACGCTCCCTGGCTCAGGATCGAGCCCGATCTGCCGACCGTGCAAGAGCGCGACATCTCGCGGGCGGCGACGGCGCTCGTCCAGCTCGAGGCGACGCTCGAGTCGGCCGTGTCGTCGGAGTTCATCTCGCGGCAGTCGGCGCGCGAGGCGTTCCTGTCCATGGCCGGGAAGCTGGCGGGCCGCGAGTTCGAGCTCGACAAGGAACTCGAACGGATCGACGGCGAGCGCGCGGCCCGCGAGAAGGAACAGGAGCGTGAGGCGAATGCCCGAGCCCGCGCGGCGCTCGGCGCGGTAGACGACGACGAGGTCGATAACGAGGGCAGGGGAGGGGCCGCCGCGGCTGCATGAGCACGCAGTTCCGAATCCGGCCGATCCTGCGGCGCGCCGGGCGCCTCGAAGACGCAGCGGTGCGCGCACAGCTCCGGATCCTCCGCGACGCGCGCCGGGCGATCCTCGCGCGGATGGTCGACGCCGGGGCCTTCGACCGCTTCCGCCTGACGCTGCTACTGCAGGCGATCGATATCGAGATCATGCAGGGCACGGCGGCAGCGCAGCGTGCGATCGCGGGCGCCACGGAGCAGGCGTTCGGCCTCGGCCAGCAGCTCTCACGGATCGCACTCGGCACGCC